AGTAAGTAGCCATTAAAAACCCCCGAGGATCAACTGACCAATGCCGCCAAGGAAGTCTTGACGCGCTTGGCCTTGCTGCTGATATCTGTTTGCTTGCACGTTGCCAGCTTGCAATGCGTTGTTGCCTGCTTGCATCCCGAAGTTTTGTGCTGCATTGCCTACTTGATTAGTTGCGCCAGTGCCTAAGCCAGCAATCCCCATCAACTGGTTGTACTTGTTTAGCTGAGCGCCCTGATTGAGACTGAACTCGTTTTGTGCGTTGTTGCGCGCCTGCTGTGCTAGTTGTGGTGCAATAGTCGCCAAAGCCGCCTGAGTGTCGCCGCCTCTAAAGCCGCCAGTTGCCGAGCCTGTGCGTAATGCTTGCTCGTTTTGCTGCTGACTCAATGCCGCGTATTCCGGCGATTGAAAGTATGCACCATAATCGAAGTTGAAGTTCTGTGCTGGCTGGTTGACGTAAGCGCTCAAGGCAGGCAAAGCTGTTTGCCCTGCTTGTTGGTATGGAGCCATAATTGATTTAATGTACTCCAACTGCTCGCGTTGCAATGCTGTTGATTGGTCAATGCCGTATGCTTGCGCTTTCGCTGCGTCTTTGGCTGTTTTGTTGGCATCATAAGCGCTGCCGCCCATTGTGCCCGTTAATAGTGTGGCAATACCCATTTAAAGCTCCTTACCAAAAATCATTTGATTATTGTAGCACCCTAGCTGCTTAAATCCTATGCGCTCAACTAACTTGATTGAGGCTGTATATTTTGGCTCTATCGCTGTGATTAGCCTCTGAAAGCCCTGAAACAGCAAGAAATGCTCTGCGATTGCGATTAACTCTTTGACGTGCCTTACTGCTTTTCGTTTTGCGCATATATGCACCTCACAGGTGAATTCATCGATTTGATCGTAAGCAACTAACAAAGACTCATCGACAACCATAACCTTGCATCCTAGGCGCTCAGGAACTTCTAAGTCACGTTCAGAAAAGAACTCTGACACATCAGCAAGGCTAGCTTCTCTAATCATATTGCACGCTGCTTAGCGCCGCGCTCGCTGGCTAGTGAGCTATTGATAACAGTGATTGCCGAGTTTAGAAAGTTTCGTAAATCAACGACGTTAGTTATTAGCGTATTGATGGCGTCAGTTTGGCTCTGTGCATATGCTTGCGAGTATGCAGCGCCAGCAGCAGCAAGAACGGCAGGTGGGGCAATCGAAGCTGTGCCAGCATCAGCAACGGCGACAGCCTCAAGCACTACGCCACCAACCGCAGATGAAGCATAATTCAAATTGCCAACTACGTCACCTGTTGCTCCATGAGCCACCGTTGCGGCTACGTGGTCGGCCAAGTCATCAGCTACAATTTCAAGGTCGGATTCTAGAGTCGCAATATCAGCCTGAATAGTGACGATTTGACCGTCAATCGTTGTGATTTGAACTTGTATATCAGCAATGTCAGCAGTGTTTTCATTGATAAACTGAAGCAACTGAGCGAAGTTAAACTTGCTTGCAATGTAGTCTTTACGTAGCTTCTCCGGCCACTGCTCGCCGATTAAGTTGAACAAGTCTCGCTCTGTTGGTATGTAGTCGCCATATGGAAGGTTGTTAGCCATAGGTAATCACCAAGTTGCTTAAGTTTATTTTGTCTTTAGTTATCGACCTGAATCGAAGCACTGCCTTTTGTTGGAAGTAACCAATTCGGCGAACAAAGAAGCGCATATCATAATCAAGCGGAGTTGAGTACATTTGTATCCAATCAGTAGAAAGCACATAGCCATCAGGAGACACTGCGAAAAATATCGTGGTATCTTGCGCAACAAAGCCAGGAACTGTATTAATCTCAAGCTGAGCAATGCGCTTTTTGTCTAGCGGGATGAATGGCGTTTGCAGCTCGCACTCTGCATATTCACCATCTTGAGCGGTACTGTCTGGATCAAGATAAAACACGCGGCCGTCTTCGTTGCAGCCATAAACCCACTGAGACAGATTCGGGTCAAACACGCCATTAACGCCAATCCAGCGAGCAGAATTAACACCTGTTGAGAGGATTGTCCACGCATTAGCCGCGCCTAACTGCTTAGCTAGCGTAACGTTAAGCATCAAAGTATGACGCGGAAGCCTTGCAATTAAGTAAGACATTCTATTTCTTACTCGGCCTTCAATAACTACTGAGGCAAGCTCTGTTTCGGTATACTCTGCAATTATTTTATCTACTGAGCGACTCGATACGCTTGCAGCATTGCCTGATTGGATTGCGTAGAAAGATGGCGACTCGTATCGTCTGCCGCCTAGAATATAAATATCCCCATCCAGTTCAACTTTGCAGTATGTGCCACAAATGCCGATTTTCATTGACTTCTGCGTGATGCGAGCAAAGCCGAAGTTTGCTGAGCCGTCATTGTAAAAGTATTCAATAGAGAAACGCCCGAAGATCATCATTAAGTTGTCAGGCGTGCGCATAACGCCTAATGACTTATCCGGCATAATCTCCGCGACTGCGTAATCAGTCGGTGCAACTTGCGTTTCGTCTGATAGCAAAGTGTGATACAGGTATTCGCCATCGGTAAAGAAGTAATATCCGTCAATCCAATCAGCATCAATTGGTCTGCCGAAGTCAGCATCAGTTAGCACAGTAAGTACGTTGCTGGCATAGCGGTAAGTATTGCCACCGGATACGATAAGCTGAGATTGAAAGCTATACGGCATTGAGCATTGACCGGAGCCAAGTATCTGGCCTATGCCAGTAAATGCAGTCAATGAGTCAACAGTAATAAGCCTATTGCCTGAAACCCTGAAATGCTTGTTCAGTCGGTCATTATAGAAACCGCCTCTATCTTCACCGTCAGCGACAAACATACGTTTTAGGCCGTCGCTAGCAATCATATAGCCAGTGGCTCCGCGTATCTCTTTTGGGATTGCAATGAAATTCTTAGGCAGAAAATCAAAGTAATCGCCATCAGGATTAACGCTATCACCGCGCATTAGTGGGATTTGCATTTGTGGCATTAGTTACAGCACCCCGCATAAGCGCCATAAAAATGGCGGAAACGTTGCAGCCAGCGCTGACCCGTGCCGATTGGCATACGTTGGCCATAAGTCGCTGTGCGTAGGTTATTCAAGCCGATGCGCCCTGACATATTGGATAAAGAGTTGCGCGCAAGGTTGAATAGTTGCGGGCTGACGTCTTCATTCATGAATTCAGGCCATAAGCGAGCAGCTAAGTTTTGATAGAATGCTGTGATATACCAACTCTCCAAGCCGCTTGGTGAGTTTAAATCCGGCTCTTCTTCAAAGTTATAAGTAGGCGACAAGCCTCGGCTATCCCACTCCCACGCCATTTCCTCTAAGCGGAAAAGCGCAAGCTCTAAGTCGTTAGGGCTTGGCTGTTGCGTGACACCTGACTTTAATAACAGGCTGTATGCAGAATTGATTAAATCAAGCTTTGTCTGATTCATTTCGTGCCGCCTTCTTTGGTTTGGCGTTTGGTTGACCTGTTGCCGGATCAAAGTCAGAAGACAGTAAACCACTAGCTAAGCCATGTTCAAGGTCAAATAAATTCACCCGAATAAGCTTGCCTGTGGCGACCTCTAACACTTCATAATTTGCAGTCATGTTTGACATTTGTTTGACTCCGATTAATTTTAAGTCAGTATAGCGCAACAACTAGAGTTGATAAAGATATTCAGCACTGCTAGTATTAACGCGCAGCTAGTCCGGCCAGACGAAAAGGTAACTTGTCATTACTCTGCTGCCAACCTTCCAGACACCTTGACATAGGAATCAAAATAATGAAAAGCCAATATGATGTTTATATGTGCAGAGAATCAATGGAAGTTCTGCATTATCGGAAAATCGCTCGCCGGAAATTAATATTATCCGGCATCGCTGAGCCTGAAACCGATGAAGAAAAAATGTTTCTGAAAGTTGCAAAGGCTGTTTATTCGGATAAAACTGATATTTATAAATATCACATATTGCCTAGCTTTACCCCTGCGATAGTCGATACCTCCGCACCCACAAGAGATTTAGAGCATCAGCTGATAGTGAACGGCTGGCAGATTCATTATGACTATGAATTAATAAAGCCATTTTTGGTAATCGTGGCAACTGTGATTGCTTGGGTTTGCTTTTATGTTTTCGCAGCTTAATAATCGAGGATTAGCCATGACACCAGAATATTTGCACGAATGCTTTGATTACAAGCCAGAAACAGGTCAGTTGATTTGGAAGAAAAGACCGCTTCACCATTTTTTATCTGAGCGAGAATGGAAATTAGTTAATGCAAGGCAAGCTGGTAAAGTTGCAGGCGCAGAAAGAAAGCGCAATGATGGCATTGGTTATTTTTATGTAAAGATAGCCGGAAATCACTATTCAGTTCATTCTGTTGTTATGGCTTATCATGGCTCTTCTGCCGATGGCAGAATGCAAATAGACCATATTAATGGAAATAAGCAAGATAACAGAATTGAAAACCTTCGCTTTGTGACTCCTTCGCAAAACTGCATGAACTCAAAGAAGCGCAGTCACAACACTTCAGGTCATCACGGCATTCAGTGGAGAAAGGCCAGAAACAAATGGGTTGTTCGCTTGGTGGTTGGTGGTAAAACGCACGTTTGCGGTCACTTTGACGATATAAGTGAAGCTATAATTGCAAGAGATAAAGCTTTATTAAGGCTTGGGTTCTCTGAATTACACGGAAAAGAAAGGGGCGAATAACGCCCCTTTTTTATTGCTTGATGATTAGTAGCTGATAGCCACGCCGCAAGCCATAGGATTACGCACAGTCACTCCATACCATACAAACATCCGGTAGCTTAGCTCCATAGTCGTAGGATTAGAGTCGTAAATCATGTATGCAGTTTGACCTGACTTCATTTTGCTTGAAATTACTTTCTTGCCGCCGAATTCAGAGAATAAACGTGCATCAATCTCACCGTGGAAAACTTCTACCGCATCGCGGCTGAAGAATACCGATGGAGTTGCTAAAGCGTCGATGTTGATACGGTTTACAGTCGCAGTGTTTAAAATGCGAGTGTTGACGTTAGCGTATGCTTTCTCCAAAGTAGACAGAGCCGGATCATCTTCTGCAATCGGTTTAGGATATACAGTGATTGAAGTGCCGCTTGGCTTAGCTACGATGGTGAAAGTC